GGCCAGTCCCGCCATTGGGTGTCGATTGCCATACAGCCCCATGTTGGGCGTTCCGGGTTATCTGTAAGGTGAAACGAGTTTGTGTGGCCTCCTACGGCCAGGTTGTGCGCCGGGCTGCGGCACACACTGCTCGGGAACATCGGTCTGTTTGCGGCCAGGCGCAGAGCAGGCAGGGCCGCGGCGAACCGAATGTCCAGCTTGATGATGCCTGTGGATTTCACAGCCCGGTAGACTCGACCACCGATCTTTTCACCGGGGTAATGCTGCCTGTCACCTGCCTGCATTCTGGTAAAAATGTATTTCATTTCAGTTACCCTTCTAAATCAATGACTTGGGTCATTGTGACCCTTCCTGTAGGGTGGTTTTGGTAAATTCTCATGTTAATCAATGACTTAGGTGAGTCCTGTAAACTGTAACCTTGTTTTTCAGGTCGGAACCTTGAGATGGTGCAAATTCGTGCGTATTAGTATGACATAGATTTTAGATACTAATAGCCTTGAATGTGTGTTTTTCTTTTGTTGGTAATCTGAGAAAAGCTAGAAGGGTATCAGGTCACAGTGATAATTTTCTTTATAAATCATATACTTATCTTATTGTAAGGTTGTGTTTATTATTCTAACATAGGTTACAGAAGTCAATAAAATCAATGACTTATGACTGTTTGCTTGTGCGTATTAGTATGACATACCCCACCGTAGGCGATGTGGCCGTGACGCCAGCCGCTAACCCGGTGTAGACTATTGACATTGAACAGGAGATTCAGATATGGCACCGAGTCCGAAGACGCTGGCAAGGTATCGCGTCTTTGCTGATGAGTACGTAGCGACTCATAATCAGACGAAGGCGGCGATTGCAGCCGGATATTCCAAGAAGACAGCCCATGTGCAGGCCAATCGGCTGTTAAAAAATGCTTACGTTCAGCAACTTGTCCAGGAGAAGCTGGACAAGATATCCGACGCAACGCAGATCACAGCAGAAGAAGTGTTGAAGCGCTGGTGGGAGCTGGCGAACGCTGATGCCAATGACCTGATTCAGTATCGTCATTGCGCCTGCCGTTACTGCTATGGTGTGGGTCACAATTACCAGTGGACTGATGACGCTGAGTATTGGACAGCCGTAGCCGCTGCTACCAAGGCAGAACAGGAGCCACCAGCCAATGAAGGTGGTTTCGGTTACAAGCGTCTGCGTGATCCTCACCCCGACTGCCCACAGTGCGAAGGGGAAGGGATACATGATGTACTGGTGGCTGATACCCGGAAGTTGCCGCCTGCTGCCCGTGCGCTCTATGACGGTGTGAAGCAGACGCAACACGGGCTGGAAGTGAAGGTGCGTGACCGTGACCGTGCATTGGAGAACGTCGCCAAGTACCTTGGCATGTTTAAGAACCACATGGAGCTGAGCAATCCAGACGGAAGCCTGAAGGCACCGCCTCCTACTACCATCCAGATCGTCGCAGTGAGTCCCGATGACGACAGCACAGATTAAGCTACCCGCCAAGCTGGCACCGGTGTTCGCGCCAGCACGTGGGCAGTTGCGCTATCGCGGTGCCCATGGTGGACGCGGCAGCGGCAAGTCCTTCAACTTCGCCAAGATGGCAGCGGTGTTCGGCTATGCCGAGAAGCTGCGCATCCTGTGTACCCGTGAGTTCCAGGTGAGCATCAAGGAGTCCTTTCACGCTGAGCTGAAGAACGCCATTGCGTCAGAGCCATGGTTGGCGGCTGCCTATGATGTGGGAATCGACTACATACGCGGTCACAACGGGACGGAATTCATTTTCCGTGGTCTGCGTCACAACATGGGCAGCATCAAGTCCATGGCGCAAATTGATATCTGCATCATTGAAGAAGCGGAAGACGTACCCGAAGCAAGCTGGATCGACCTGGAACCTACCATCCGTGCGCCCAAGTCTGAGATATGGACCATTTGGAACCCTCGCACCGATGGTAGTCCGGTAGACAAGCGATTCATCAAAGCGACACCGCCACGATCCTGCATTGTGGAAATGAATTATTGGGACAATCCTTTCTTCCCCCAGGAACTGGAAGAGTTGCGCCAGCAGCAGCACCGCACGTTTGACGATGCGACCTATGCGCATATCTGGGAAGGCAAATACCTGACCCGGACAGATGCGCAGATATTCGCGGGCAAGTACCGCGTCGAAGAGTTCGAGCCACATGAGAAGTTGTGGGATGGTCCATACTACGGGCTGGATTTTGGCTTCAGCCAAGACCCCACGGCAGGCATCAAGGCATGGGTCCATAACCGCAAGCTCTACGTTGAGTATGAGGCTGGACGCACGGGGCTTGAGCTGGACGACACTGCCGATTACCTGGCACAGCGCATACCGGGCATCGATAAAGCCGTGATCCGCTGCGACAATGCCCGTCCTGAGTCGATCAGCTTCATCAAGCGTAACGGGCTACCCAGGGCGAAGCCTTGCGAGAAGGGCAAAGGCAGCGTGGAAGACGGGATTGCTTTCATCAAGAGCTTTGATGAAGTCGTGATCCACCCCCGGTGTAAGCAGACCATCAGCGAGTTCAGGCTGTACAGCTACAAGGTCGATAGATTGTCCGGTGATGTGCTGGACACTATAGTGGACTCAAACAACCACTTCATTGATGCCCTCAGGTATGCCCTGGAACCCATCATGAAGGGAACAAGCATCAATTACAGGAAGCTGCTATGAACAAGTTCTTGGATGGTCTCACCAGTGTGGTGAATCAGTTGATCAATCGACGCAGTGTGCAGAACACTAGCGTGGTTGAACGGAATCGCATGAGTGATCAAGAGATGCGGGCGTTTCTGGTCACGGGGATGGGGAGTAAGATTGTCCGTTTGAAGGTTGGCTATGCGCTGAACGACACGCTCACCTTCACCGATGATCGACAGAAGGTGCTTTACAACAAGCATCTTCAGAAGGCCGTGAAGCGTGCCGCCAAGTTTTCCTTGGCATTTGGGCGCGGCATCATCGTACTGAACGAACGCGGTGAAGACCTTTACGCGCCTCGCACGCGCCCCGTAGACATGGAGCGCACCCGCTTCAGTGTCTTCAGTGGGGACATGGTGACCGCGATGGACGTGAGCATTGACCTCACGGACGAACGGTACATGAAGCCCCGTTACTACGTGGTCAACGGTCACAGCTTCCACCATACCCGCGTCATTGACTTCACCTACGTCGAGCCTGCTGAACAGGATGCAGCACTGTACAAATACGGCGGCGTCAGTGAGTTCGAGTTGATCCGCAACCAGATCGTCAATGATGGTGTGGTGGAACGCGCCAGCGGGGCCATCGTGGAGAAGAACGCCACGGTGTTCCACAAGATCAAAGGTTTCAAGGAGTCGCTGGCAGCGGGGCAGGACAAGGAGCTGGTGGACTACTACGGCAAGCTGGCTGACCTACGTTCGATCTATGGCGACGGCATCATTGACGCAGAGGATGATGTCGTCAGTGTTGCCCAGGCGCTCACCAACCTGGCTGACGTGGATCAGATCACCCTGCGTCGTCTCGCCATGGTGACGGGTATCCCGTTGTCTGTGCTGGTGGGCGAGAACGTGAAAGGTCTGAACAGCAGTGGTGAGCAGGAGCGCCAAACCTTCCAGGACACCATCGAGAACCTTCAGTTCGACTACTTCATTGACCCCATCTGCGAACTGTTGAAGGCGTGCGCCATGGAGCCTGCTGAGTTTGCAGAGAACCAGGGCGGCAGCGCTCAGGAGCGTCTGACCTTCGAACAGACCGCAATCCAGAATGCCCGCTTCCTGTGGGAGATGGGGGAGGACTACCGCCATTACCTGAGTCAGAACGAGATCATCCAGAAGGACAAGTTCAAGGAGATGTTCCCCGATGACTGAGCAGATCAAGCAGCCCAGCAGCCCCAGGGCTCAGGAAAACGAGTTCGAAGACATCCTTGAGTTCATGGTGGAGCAGATCACTGAGCGCTTTCAGAACAACGTCCTGAAGGAGTTGAGCAAGGAGACCGCACGGGAGAAGTTCGAGGATGCGCTACCCGGTGGCAACTACGCGAAGATGCTGGTGACCCTGGCAAACCGGACGCGGCGGAAGATTCGCAAGCAGTTCGACAATGAGCGTATTGAAGCCATGGTGGCGGACACCTTACGCAAGGTGGACAGGCGTCAGCAGCAACAGCTCTATGCTGCCGTGGAGAAGGCTATCGGTATCAGCACGACCGCCCTGGCTGCCCGTGAAGGTATGACGTACCAGATCAACGCCCTGGTGACGGAAACGGCGCAATGGGTCAAGAAGCTACGTGATGAGACCTTGGAGACGTTCACCAACAACACGCTCCACGCGATGACAACCGGTGACAGTCTCGAAACCATCATGGATCAGTTCAAGAACGTTGCCGAGAAGCGCAAGGGTCACGCCAAGTATCTTGCCCATAACCAGATTCAGAACTTCAACAGCATCACCAGCAAGATTAGAGTCCAGAAGCTGGGCATCAAGAAGGCAGTATGGGAGACAGCCGGGGACGAGTCTGTCAGGCCGTCACATGCCGACCGCGACGGGAAGGAGTTCAACATTGACGAAGGGTTGTATAGTAGCCTGGACGGTGAGTACCTGATTCCCGGCGTTGATCACAACTGCCGGTGTACGGCACGGTATGTACTGGAGGATGAAGACGAAGAATCCTAAGTGGTTGTTCTTGACGCTCCGTTACCATACACTTAGACTCATGTAAACTAATTTGGCGCTGCACTCATGTCTGAAATCCTCATTGGCACATTCGCTGATTCCGTCACCTGGAACGACCAGGAGAAGACGGCGGTGTCTGTGCGTGATGGTGTCCTGGAGTACCTTGGCGCTGAGCTGGGCATGGAGCCTGCTGAGAAGACGTTTACCGTCTACCGTTCCCCGGCTACCATCGCACGCGCCAATGCTGCTATGGCGGGCGTACCCCTCACTGACGAGCATGTCACTGTGGGGGAGGACGTTCGCAACCCTGTCGGTTCGGTGCTGGACTCCGAGATTATCGACTTTATTGACGAAAGCACCGCGTCACACCTAGCGCTGCGTAATCGTGTTAAGATCACTGACGCCATAACTGGAGCGCTGCAAACCGGGAAGCGGCAACTGTCGCTGGGCTACAATGCCAATCTGGTGCCACATGAGCGCTTCGACTTTGAGCAAACCAACATTCAGCCGCATCACTTGGCTGTTGTACCGGCTGGCCGCTGTGGTTCGGCCTGCTCTTTTATTGATCGACAACCAACCGAGGTAGAACCTATGAAGACCAAGCAGAAAACCGGCGATCAACCGGAACTGCACACGGCTTTCGTGGATGCCGAGGGTCAGCCGAATCTGCAACAGATCGTGGAGATTGCGCAGCAGCTACCCGAAGCCCTGAAGTCCGTTCCGATGGACAAGCTGCAAGAGATCATGCCGACCTTGCAGGAAATCGTTTCCATGGGTGGTGCTCCGGCAGCCGTTGAAGAGCCGATGGAAGACGAAGAGACTCCCCCTGCTGAGGAAGAGCCGATGGAAGACGAAGAAAAGCCGTCCGTGCCTGTGACGGATACTGCCGAGTTCAAGGATGCTGTGACATCCGCAATCCGGCGTCACACTGAAGTCATCGAGAAGGCCAAGTCTTTCGTTGACGAGTCCTATCAGTTCGCTGGCAAGACCACTGACCAGATCATGCGGGATGCCCTGGCTGTCGAACACGGCAAGCAGGAGTTCTCCGACGCTGAACTGTCGGTTGCCTTCAAGCTGCTGAAGAAGACCGGTACTGACCTGCGCACCTTCGGCGATGCTTCTGCCAGCGCCGGTAAATTTTCATCCATCGCTGACAAGGAGCTGTAATCATGGCTTTCGAAACTGGATACCTTGACGATCCTCAGAAGGTTGGGGCCGGTGAGCGCTACGGCAACAACAACATCGTCCTGACTGCCCGCACCTTTGAAGACGGCCTGAAAGTGGGTCACTTCGCCAAACTGGACGCGGGCTCCCTGGACAACTTGGACACTTCCGCCACTCCTGTCATTGCAGGCGTGGTGCTGCGTAACCCCGCTGCCCCTGTCGAAGACGGCGCTACCGTCGATGCCAACCTGTATGGTCAGGTTGAGTACATTCGTCAGGGTCTGGTCACTGTGCGTGTTGCTGAGGGTGAGACCCCGGCGCAATTCGGCACGGTGTATGCGGACAACGCGACCGGTGAAGCTACCGCCACTGACACCGATATCGAGGTGTCTGGCGAGTTCATCGAAGAAGTTCAAGATGGCGTCTGGCTCATTCGCCTGTACTAAGGAGGCATTCAATGAAACTCGGTAACCTGTACGACCTGGCCTCCTTTGAGGCGTTCTGCGACTCTGCCAGCCAGCGGGGCTTCACTGACGCCTACGCTGGTACTGTGCTGGCTCGCAACCTCACCGCGATTGACCCGCGCGTGTTCGAGAAGAAATATCCCGAACTGGCGCTGATCAACTCCGGTGTGGAAGCGGACAACTCAGGCGGCTATGCCCGTCGCATTCAGTCCCTGCGTCTGCAAGACCTTGGTGGCTTTACCACCAGTGGCGATGCGTCTGACAACAAGGGCAAGATCAGCCTGGCGGGTGAAGATTCCTTCCTGCGTGTGGTGGAGCGTGAATCCCACTCCAAGTGGACGGACTCTGAAATCCGTGAAGCTGAGCTTCAGGGTATCAACCTGCCCCAGCGCTACGTTCAGGCTCACAACCGCATCTACATGCGGGAAGTGGATCAGATCGGCCTTGTCGGCGGTATCGGCAATGAAGGTCTGCTGAACTACAGCGGCTTCACTGCTGACTCTGCTGGCGGCGCTATCGGCACCCTGACCGCTGTCGAGAAGTATGAAGCCTTCGCGGATGGGATCACCACCCAACGCAACGCGGTGAACAACACCCCGGAATACAGCGTCAATCGCGTCATCACTTCTGTTGAAGTGCTGAACGACCTGGCGGCAACCATTCTGGATACCGCTGCTGGTAGCATGAGCGTGCTGGCTGCCCTGCGTGCCAACTTCCCTGACGTGACCTTCATGTCCAGCTTCCGTGCTGGTAGCGTGGGCGGTGCGTCTGCCACGGTGTTCTACAGCAACAACACCGAGGTCATGAAGATGCGCATCCCGCAGCCGCTCACCATCGGTGAAATCATCAAGCTGGGTTCTTTCGACTTCCAGGTAGACAGCAAGTACCGGATTGCCGGCCTGGACGTGCTGGAAGACACTGGCGGCTACATTCTCACTGGCCTGTAAGCCCTGACAGCCCCTGGAGACAGGGGCTTTCCCTCATGGAGAATTGAATCATGACTGAAGAAACCAAACAGCCGGAAGAACAGCAGCAGCCCGAGACCCAGGCAGCAGCCCCGACGCGTCGTCGTGGTGCCAAGGCCAAACAGCCTGAGCACGGTATCAAGAACATGCGCAGCGGTGACATGAATCTTGGTGGGATGCTGTTCATCAAATCGGGTCAGGTGGTTGAGCTGACTACTGAGCACAAGAAGAACACCCGCCTGATGAAGAAGATCAAGCGTGGTCTTGAGACCGGTGTTCTGAAAGAGGTGTAACCATGGCACTGATCGATGACTTCAAAGCTCGATTTCCTGAGTTCGACACTGCTGTTGTCGATCAGTACCTTCCTATTCTGGACGGTGTATGGCAGTGCTATTACGGCAAGCCCTATGCCGCGTGTGACAAGGAAATCATTCTCAACCTTGTCGCGCATCTACTGGTTCTGGAGCAGACTCCCAGCAGCGCCACGGTGAAGGAGGAAGCCAGCCGATCCGTGGGCAGTGTCTCTGTCAGCTATGAGTCACGCGCCAGCTCCAGCAACCTGACAGACTTCTTCGGTGCAACGAAGTACGGACAGCGCTACTTGATGCTGACCAGCACCCGACGACGCGCCTATTTTGTGTGAGCCTGCTGTGTGCCATTTGCCCCGCTCCCCACGGGGCTTTTTTTCATCTACACTATCCGCATGAACACACCCGAACAGACAAAAGACATGATGGACAACTACCTGAAGCAGTTGGAACAGGCGGTTGATACATCGGTGAAAGTTGGCCTGCCTTCTGACAAGGTGGGTCAGCAAGTCTATGGGGGTGGTGCCACCATTATGCAGATTGGCGCTCAGCACGAATATGGCACTGAGAAAATGACTTCTCGTTCCTTCCTGAGAATGCCTTTTGACCTGAAGCGTGACGACATCAACCGCTACATTGGGCAGCAATTTAAAGCCGTGCTGGAGGGTAAGCGATCCGCTGAAGATGCGATGGAGCTGGTGGGTATCATGGCAACCAACATCAGCAAGGAAGCCTTTCGCACCAACGGTTACGGACAATGGGCGGAATTGAGTCCTATCACCAAAGCCATCAAGGCGGAAGCAGGCAAGACGACACCGCTGGTGTGGTCTGGCATACTGCGTAATGCCATCACCTGGAGCATTGAGTAATGTTGCCGAATGTCGCAAGCGCCCTGTTGGGCTGGACACTGCCGGTACTGGTCAAGACTGTCACGGAAACCACGGTGGACTTCCAGCCTGTGACCACCGTTACCGGGGAGACCGTGCAGGCGGTTGTCCAGCCGACTAAGAAGACCCAGCTCAACGCCGATACCCTGGACTGGTCACAGCCTCACATCACCCTGCACAGTGAAACCCTGTTGGCGCTGGGTCAGCTTGTGGAGCATCGCGGCGCTGATTACAAGGTAGTCGAGGTGCAGGACTGGACGGACTACGGCTACTGTGAGGCGGTCTGCGAGGCCACCAAGCGGCCTGTTGTCGAGGTGACGGAATGAACCCCGCACTGATCCTGCTGGCGCGTGTCGTGCGTGACCTGCTGCCTCACCCTGAAGACATGATCAAGTTCGGGCGTCTCAATGAAGAACGTGAGTCGTTCGAAGAAGACTACATCGTTGTGGATGCCTTGGCACCGGGGCAGCCGTTGACCCGTGGACAGCGGTATGACGGTGACGCGGAAGAGCTGACGCTTTCCACCAGGATGCGCCAACCGGTGACGATAGATTTTTTCGGCACAAGCGCATACACTAACGCAGAGAAATTGCAACTTCTGCTGAAGTCTGATAAAGCACTTGACCTGCAAGAGCAGTACGCAATCACGGTAGGCGGTGTTAATCAGATCACCGATGTGAAAGCACTGACAGGGCAGCAGTATGGTAATAGAGTCCAGGTAGAGCTTACCATTCAGTACAGTCCGTCTGTCGTCCTTGATGTTCTGAGGATTGATACGGCGGTTGTTGAAACAATGTCGGATTGAGGGTCAATCAATGACTGCCAGTATCACGAACATCATCAACGTCGCACTTATCCCCGAGGGGCAGGCAGCGGCACGTGACAACATGAACGTTGTCTGCATCATGACCAGTGAGCAGGGCGTACTGTCTTCGGCAGAACGCTTCCGTGTTTACCGTAGTGCCCAGGCTGTGGAAGCGGATTGGGGAACGTCCAGCGCGGTGTCACAGTACGCCAGCACGTTCTTCAGCACGCAACCCAACGCCGTGAACTTCGGCGGCTCGCTGATCATCGGCTTCCACCGGGGTGCAGACGAAACCGTAGCGGCTACTGCTGCATCGCTGACAGGCGTCCAGCTTTCCGAACCGTCTGTGATGCAGACGCTTCAGACCGTGGACAACGGCTCCTTCGTTGTCGAGATCGACGGTGTTGAAGAGACAATCGCGTCTCTGGACTTCCGCACCACTACCGACTTCGATGACGTTGCTGAACTGATCGATGCCGAGATCAGCGGTGGCACGTTCGAGCATGTCAACGGACGCTTCATCCTGACCAGCGGCACCACTGGTGCAACGTCAACCCTGACCTACTTCACTGAGGAAGGTGCGGGAACGTTCATTGGCGACATTTTGGCGCTGTCTGACGGCTCTGGTGCGACTCTGGTGCAGGGTGCTGCCGAAGAGACACTGACCGCTGAAGACAAGCTGGAAGCCCTCAGTGCTGTGAAGGCGCTGGTTAACTTCAAGGGCGTCTGCTTCATTGACCGCGTGCTGGATAACGAAGTGGCAGACATTGCCTCTTGGGCTGGTGCCAACTCGGTGCTGGTCTACAACGTGTTCAGCGGCTCTACCTATCTGGAGATCAGCACCGATAACCCGGTGTGGCAGGTTCGCCTTGCCAGCCAGAATGAGTTCCGCAGCCTCTACAGCAAGTCAGGCAACCGCAAGCTGGCGGCTACCTACATGGCACGGGCGCACACGGTGAACTTCAACGCCGAGAACAGCGCCATCACCATGAACCTGAAAACGCTGTCCGTCCCGGCTGAAGAGTACAGCCAGACGGAAATCGATTCAGCCTACCGTGTGGGGCTGGACATCTACACCAGCGTGAAGGACGTGCCGGTAGTGCTGACCAGCCCCGCCAATGACTTCGTGGATAACGTCTACAACCTCATTGCCTTTGTGGACGCGGTGCAGACCGACATGTTCAATCTGCTGTCGCTCACTGGCACCAAGATTCCGCAAACCCGACGCGGTGTGCAGCAGCTCATTGACCAGGGTGAGAAGACCACACGCGGCTTCGTGCGGGCTGGTGTGTTCGCACCGGGTACGTGGTCAAGCCCCGATAGCTTCGGTGATATCGACACCTTCAACCGCGCCATTGCGGAAGATGGTTTCTACTGGCTGGCGGGTAGCCTGGCTGATCAGCCTCAGTCTGATCGTCAAGAGCGCAAGTCTCCGGTCTTGCAGGCAGCGGTGAAGAATGCCGGTGCCATCCACAAAGTCGATGTCATCATCAACTTCAACCTGTAAGGGGCTGACACATGAGCACTATTGCACTCGCTGCCGACAGCACATCACTCATTCTGAATGGTGCGGGCATCACGCAGTTCAATGAAGGCGACTTCCTCACCCTGGCACCGGTCAATCCTTTGACCGGGCATGTCAACACGCAGACCGGGGTCAACATCAACAAGCGCATGGATGGGAACGTATATGACCTGACCTTCCGTGTGCAAAAGTACGGCTCCGATGACGTACTGATTACCGGGTGGATCAACAGTGAAGCCCCGGTGGTCATCAACGGCTCCGTCAAGGAAACCTTTTTCCGAGACGGTCAGGAGTTCACTGAATCATGGACGCTGGAGGCCGGTAGCGTGACCACACTGCCGACTGACACCAAGAACAACCAGGACGGTAACGGGCAGATGGAATACGTCATCCGCTTCCGTCGCGGCAAGCGCAACATTTAAGGGGTAGCGCATGAACGATGAACAGAAGCAAGGTCTGGAGATGATTCAAGCCGTCTATGAAGACGGCTTTGCTGAGATCAACGGGCGCGAATATCACTTTCTGAAGATGCGGCACCAGCAGCGGCGATCCGTGTTCGCTTACTTCAGCCATGTGCAGCGTGACATTCAACGGGGTGACTTCAGCTTCCTGGATGATCCGCGATTCAAGGAGATTGAAAAGCAGATCATCAATTCGTCTGTGACGTTCGATGACCACATTCTGGCGAAGGTGCCGAACCATTGGGATGACTACCCCCAGGACTACCTGACCTTTGTGTCAACGGCTCTGGCGGTGATCAGCTACCCTTTCATGCCCGCCAGCGTTACCGACTCACCATCCCAAGACGACCCAGCTCCGAAAACTTCATCCAAGAAACCAATGTAGGGGATGAAATGTTCACGTACCTGGCGCTGGTGAAGGCCGGGTACGGAACACTGAAGGAGCTGAAGGAGCTGGACACCCCGGAACTGCTGGACATCATCGAGTTCGAGATGATCACGGCGGACATCGAGCATCACAAGATGGAGCAATCACGCCATGGCAGTCGTAAATGAGGTCGTCACAAAGTTCAGTTTCCAAGGTGACCTGAAGCCACAGCGTGACTTCAACCGGGGGCTGGACAGCTCCATCAAACTGCTGGCGGGTGTAGCAGCGGGCATCACCGCTGCCTCTGGCGCTATGTTTGCTTGGGCGAACAGCGTCTTCAACACCATCGATCCGATGGTTCAACTTTCCCGTGAAACCGGTGTAGCAATCGAGGCGATTCAGGAACTCGGTTTCGTCGCATCGGTAAACGGCTCCGATGCTCAAGCGTTGCAATCCTCCATTGCGGGCCTGTCCCGTTCTATCGGTGACGCAGCGCGGGGCATGGGGCGCGGTAAGCAAGCGTTCGAAGACCTTGGCATCAGCATCCGTGATTCCAATGGACAGGTGAAGACCGCAGACGTGATGCTTGGTGAATTGCGCGAACGCTTCGCAGCACTCGGCACCAGCATGGATGAGCAACGGTCTATCCTGGCGTCTCTGGGTATCAACCAAGGTCTGGTTCAGATGATGAACCTCGCCGGTGACGAGATGGACAGCCTGCGTGCCCGTGCGCAGCGTCTCGGCATCGTCACGGAAGAGCAAGGGGACGCGGTAGCGGCCTACAACGGCTTCCTGACCACGCTACGCTTCGGCATGCAGGGCATTCAGAACATGGTGGCCGTAGGGTTCGCCCCCATGATGGGTGACCTTGTGGAGCGCTTCGTGGAGCTGCTGGAAGCCAATCATGACTTGATCGTCAACGGGCTGACCTGGCTGGGCGATGTGATCACGTCCACCATGGGCATGCTCAGTCGAATGTGGCCTATCTTCGCGTCTGTGGCGGCTGGTTTCGCCATTGCCAAGATAGCGGCTATCGGCTTCGGCGGCGTGATGGGCATCATCCTGTCCCCTGTAGTGCTGATCACCGGTGCTATCTTGGCTGCAATCCTGATCATTGACGACTTGATCGTTGCTTTCGAGGGTGGGCAATCCGTCATTGCGGATTTCTTCGAATCCTTCTTCGGGATCGACATTCGCCCCGCGCTGCATGCCATCGTGGACGCAGTGAAAGAGACTGTAGCGTTGGTGATCGAAGTCTTCACGCCAGCCGGTGAGATGATCGAATCCATGTTCAAAGCAGTTGCCGCCGTGGTTCAAGGCGACTTCAGCGCCGCGTGGGATCACATCGGTGATGCCATGGCATCCATGGTGGAATTCGCGTGGGGTCTGATCAGCACCCTGGCAGAAGGTGCAGCCGCCGTTATGCAGTCTGTAGCGGGGCTGATGGTGGAAGGCTTCATGCTGGCCTTCGACAAGCTGGCAGCAGCCTTCCAGGCATGGGTTGATTGGGTCAGGGGCATGTTCAGCGACATGCTGGATGGCATCATGGGCATGTGGGATCGTGTGACGGACTACATCAAAGGTCTGATGATGAACATCTTGCCGAATTGGGCCATCAAACTCATTGGCGGTGATGATGAAGAGGTGGATGAACAGGCAGTCCGACAGGAAGCACAAGCCGCAGCCGAGCTGCGCAGCACCATGGATCGTGACACTGCTGTAGACCGCAGTACAACACAGCAGTCGTGGAACAGTAACATTGACCAGAACGTTGAGATCAACATTTCAACCAACGATCCACAGCGGGCAGGGGCAGCGGTGCAAGATGCGTTGCAACGTCAGATGGAAGACACTCGCACCATGAGTAATCGAGGTGGCATGTGATTCGGGACTACATCAACGGGCGTAATCGCGCCCTGCAAGGTGGATCAGATGTTGAAGTAGGCATTGGCGGCTTCTCCCTGTTTGCCCGTGTCACAGACTCCACCGATTATACTGCCCAGGTGCCCACACAGGTGCTGGAGGACGGCAGCGTAGCGACTGACCACATCATCAACAACCCACTGACCATGACGATCAGCGGTGAGGTGTCAGACCAGCACATTCGTCTTGCTCCCCCGCTGCCTATCACGATTCCCAGTGACAGCGCGGTGGGGCAGATCACCGCGCTACTGCCGAACCGGACACAGGCGCAACTGAACAAGATTCAAACCATCGGGCAAAGCGTTATGGACGCGGTGGATCGTGCTGATCGTCTGATCAACATTGGACGCAATGCCTTCGGTGCGTTCAACCCCCAGGTTGCCAGTAAGCCGTTGCGTGAACAGTTCATTGACTTCATTGAAGCGGTGTACTACGGCAAGCAGTTGATCAGCATAGACGCGGCTTACCGGACGCATGAGGACATGGCGATTACCTCACTGACGGTGAGCCGGGATAACCAGTTCGAGGTGATCCGCTTCGAGATCAGCGTTCAGAAAGTTGAGTCCGTGGAGCTGATCTACACGGACATTCAGCAGTTCTACCAAGCTCCCGCGCCAGCTACTCAGGCATCGGTGGCAGGTGAGACGAACCAGGGCGCACAAGAGAAAACCAGCGAAGCCGCTGAAGCTGAGGGGACGCGCACACGCTCCCTGGCGTCTGCAATTCTAGGACGGTGACATGATTCGAATCGATAACATCACAGCAGACCCACACCAGCGCCACACGCTGCTGATTCAAGAAGGGCAGATCACCCTGACGCTGCGCTTCCTGCCTGTGGTGCAGATATGGGTCATGGACGTAGAGTATCAAGGCGATGTGCAGCGGGGTATCAAGCTGAGTGCATCCGTGTTGCACGTGCGCAGCTTCAACTATCCGTTCGATTTCACCGTGGTGCTGACGGACGATACCGGCATTGACCCATTCCGCCGTGACGACTTCGTGACCGGACGCTGTGAGCTCTACTTCGTGACGCCTGTTGAGATGGTGGGTGTTCGTGGTCTGGAGGTGCCCGAGTGATCCGGTTCCTGCGTGACTACCAACTGACCATCGGTGTCGGCAATCAAGCCGTGGTGGTCGTACCTCCCATCAACATCACCTTCAGCGCTACCAAGAGTACGGACGTGTCGCTGAACAAGCTGATCCTGAAGGTCTGGAATCTGCGTCAGTCGAACCGGTTGGCGCTGGTGAAGGATGAAGAGGAAGATGAGTACATTCCGCTGGAGCTGTCCGTGGGCTACCAGGGACGCATGCAGTTGTTGTTCCGTGGCTCCGTTCACAAGGGTGAGCACCAGCGTGAAGGCGCGGACTTCGTGAACATCATCGAATGTCTTGACGGTGGCAAAGACGCTTTGAGCAGCTTCACCAGTGTGACGGTGCGCGGTAAGGACCAAGCCATTCGTGCCGCGCTGGGAGACATGCCGAACACTGCCGAGGGTGCTATCACGCCACATGCGCAGTTGGTCAGGCCGAAAGTGCTGGTGGGCAATAGTGCCCGCCTGATCACCGATATGCTGGACGACGACGAAGCCATGTTCATTGACGATGAACAGCTTTTCGTGCTGCGCAATGATGAAGTCCGCAGCGACCTGGCACCGCTGGTGACTGCCCGCACCGGGTTGATGAACACTCCCCAGGCCAGCAAAGGGGAAGTGACGTTCCAGACCATCATGAACCCGACCTTGAAGGTAGCGGGTCTGTGCAAGCTGGAAAGTCGAACTGCACCAGACCTGAACGGTGTATATCGCATCGACCAAATCAACTATTCTGGTGACTATACCGGGGATGACTGGACGCAAACCGTCACTGCAAAACGGGCACAGAATTACAAGGTAGTCGGGAATGAGTGAAGAACTCTATCAGGTACTGGATGACAAGATTTTTGAGGCGCTGGCGAACCTGCACACGATCACGGTTGCCCGCGTCACTGCCGTGAGTGACACCACGCTGAACTGTCGTCCTGTAATCAACCGTGTCCTGAAGGGTGAGTCTGTCCAGCTACCTGACTTCATCGAAGTGCCACCGGTATTCTTGCAGGGTGGTAGCAGCTACACGGCTCACCCTATCGCGGTTGGGGACTACTGCCTGTTGCTGTTCACCGAACGCTGCTTTGACCGCTGGTACTCGGGAAGTGACTTCCAACCACCGCTTGAGATGCGGATGCACGACTACTCGGACGGGTTCGCCATTGTCGGCGTGAACCCTGCTGCTGCTGCAATTCTGATTCCCCAGGTCATCACGCACATCGGGGACACCTACCAGCAGGGTGACTATGAGCATGACGGCAACCGGGAGCAGACTGGAGACTACGTGCTGAACGGTGATCAGACCATCAACGGCAACCTGACCATCAACGGCAACCTGAATGTGACGGGTGACATCGGTTGCGGTGGAACACTGACAGTTCCCAGCGCCAGCATCGGCGGTATCGATTTTGGCACACACGTGCATCCTGAGAATGACAACGGTGGCCCGACAGGAGTACCGCAATGAAGGTATCAGGACTGAGCCGCACGGGTGACTGGCGCTTTGGGCGCGGTCGCGCTGTGTACGTGCGTGACAGTGACGCGATCCGTCAGAATGTCGTGACGCGCCTTCGCTCCTTCCGGGGTGACTGGTTCCTTGACGTGCGTGCGCACATTCCATGGATCGAACTGCTGGGCAGACCCAACAGCCGTGACGGGGTGCTGCGTGAAGTGGAGCGTGTCACCCTGGCAACTGATGGCGTGGTGCGCATTACGCAACTTGACATAGAACACAACCGGTCTGACAGGCGTGCTAGGATCACTCTCAGCTATGAGGATATTTTCGGCGTGCAGCAGTCGGTCAATGAGGCGGTCGAAGCATGAAACCAGAATTCACGAACAACGGTGTCAGCATCCAGACCTTCGAAGAAATCTTCGATGAACTGGCGCAAGGATACCGCGACATCTACGGTCAGGATATCAACCTGGCGCAAGAGTCACCGGATGGTCAGCGGGTGGGCATTGAAGCCCGTGCCCGTCTGGACATGCAGCAGTTCTGCTTGGCGCTGGCGAACAGCTTCGATCCTGATTTTGCTATTGGGCAGGGTCTCAACAAGATCAGCAAACTGGCGGGCATCTTCCCGCGTCCTGGCACACGGTCACAATGGGACTTGGTGGTCACCACCGACAGACCCTTGACGCTGACTGACGGCTACACCATTGAAGATGAGCTGGGTCAGGAATGGGTAGTGCCGGATGAAGTCGAGCTGGTGACCGGTGACAACACGGTGACCTTCCAAGCGGCTGACTTTGGTGAAGTGTCAGGGACAACTGGTGCTGAATTCGAGGAAGTGACTTTCGTGCGGGGCGTGACAGCGCTGCGTGCTGACGTGGACGCGGTGCCGGGGCGTGATGAAGAGACGGTTGAAGAGTTCCGCCAGCGCCGCGCACGCAGCCTTGAGAACCCCGCCTACTCAACCGTGGGGGCGCTGTTCGCCAAGCTGGCGAACCTTCCCGGCGTCACTGACCTGGCGGTCTATGAAAACGATCAGCCGACAGACGATCCTGAAACCGGGATCGAGGCCAACACTGTGTGGGCGATTGTGGAGAACGGCACGGTGGATGCGATTGTGGAGACGCTGGTGAAGCAGCGGACTTCCGGTTGCCGCACCAAAGGTGACGTGGAAGGCACCTTCACGGAAACCCTGATTCGCCCCAACGGTGCTGAGTTCTTCATGGTTCACACGATGCGCTTTGATCGTCCCCGCTATGTTGACCTGTACGTGCGGCTGACCGTTACCCGGAAGGTGACTGACGAACCCGTTGATCTTGACTTGATCCGCCAGCAGATTGCTGAACGTGAGTTGGTTATCGGTGAATCCCTTCAGGCCGGTGAGCTTTACGAAAACGCCTATGGAGCCGGTGACGGTTACATCGTGACGGACGTGGAAATCAGTGACGATGAAGGCAGCACGTGGACAGACGGCAAGCTAGACCCTGAGCTTGATCAGAAGTACCAGATTGAGACGGCGAACATTGATATCACCGAGGTCATCCCATGAGCTTGATTGATCAGTACACCCTGCTGCTGATCAAGCAGTATTGGGAGAAACCCAGGGCACGTGCTGAAATCGAATTGCAGATGGACGGCTGGCAGCGGCTGGCCGACCTGATCCGTGCCTTTGAGGTTGAATACGACCTGGACTTTGCACGCGGTGTGCAGCTCGACGTGCTGGGTAAGATCGTCGGGGTTCCCCGCATCGTGCCTGCTGTGCTGTCACGCATCACGTTCGGCTTTGACAACAACCCCAACAGTCGAGGGTTTGCCGACCGCTTCAATGTATCGCGTGAGGGTGCGCCTTTCTTCCGACGCTTCGAACCGCAATACACAAGCCAGCAGCTCACTGACAACCAATATCGGCGTCTGATTCGTGCCAAGGTCGCACTGAACGTGTGCAGCGCCTACATCGCGTCAGACGACCGCATCAGCATTCAGGACGTTATCAATCAGGCGTTCGACGGTCGCGCTTACGTGGTCGATAATCAGAACATGAGCCTGACGCTCTACGTCAGTCCGTCTGTGTCGCTGGATGAATTGCGGCTGATCCGCCAGCTTGGGTTGCTTCCCAAACCACAGGGTGTTCGATACAGCTTTGTGATACAGGCTGAACCCGGTGTAACATTCGGCTTCGACAGTAACCCGAACAGCATCGGGTTTGCTGATAGATTCGACCCGTCCCGTGTGGGCGGCATCTTCGCGAGGAAAGTAATCAATGGCTAAAATCGAACGCTACGGCGGCAACCTGGATGCCTTCGCATCTGAGGCACAAGGGCAGGAGCGCACCGTATTCGGTACGGGAGACTTCAACGACTCACTGACAGCACAGATCAACGCGCTGTTTCGCCGGGGCTGGGGTATCGTCGCACCGACTGACGCACCGACGCTTCAGGACTTCAACGCGCTGGGCTACACCACCACGCAGATTCTGGCATATCTGCACCAGGTGGGCATTGCGGAATGGAACACTGACCAGCTCTACTACACCGATTCGGCAGCGATCCACAATGGACGCATCTGGATTGCCCAGGTAGACGAGCCTACGCAGGAACCCGGCACCGGTGCCGAGTGGCAAAGCGTGCTGTCTCCTGACGATGCCGACAGCGAGGCTACCCCGGAAACACTGGTGGAGCGTGACGCAGCGGGCACCTTCAAGGTCACTGAGGCCACAGACCCTGCACACCCGGTGCGTAACCAAGAGTTCCAAGAGCATGTGGAATCCACTGAAGCACACGCAGCCGCAGACCTGACCTATGACCCCAGCAGTAGCACGCTGGAAGCCACCAAGGTTCAGGCCGCGATTGATGAGACGGTGGTTCGTGTGGATGACCTGGAAGAGATCGTCTTTGCTGAAGAGGCCGCTACTGTCTCTTGGAACATGGCAACCGATACTTGGACGGGTGACCCCAAGGCAACCGCTGCACATGAATCCATGCGGCGCTGCATCGTGGACAACACAGGCACGGTGCAATACTACCTGGACGAGTTCGACAGCACTTTGCAGGAAGACGGTGTGACGCCTGCCAACCTGGACGGCACCGATGGTCAGGTTATGGTGGAGATCGAACCGTTCTATGTGCGCACCGCCTTCAACGGGCATGTTGCCACATGGTCTGTGTCGCCTGTTCCGCTGCCGGGGTACGTGCTGCATCCCGCCTTCGGGGGCACGGTGGAGAAGACCTATGTTGGTGCCTATGATGCGATTGTCTATGACACCAGCGCGGATGAGTACATCAACGGTCTGAACCTGGATAACAACACCAGTCGCGTGAACCTTGGTGAAGACCTGCTGGCGTCCGTCTCCACGGGCAACTTCCCCATGGTGGGACTGACGCGAAATGAGTTCCGCACCCTGGCAGAGAACGCAGGGTTCCAGCTCTACGACTTCTGGCAGTGGCAAGCTGTCATGATGCTGTTCATCACTGAGTACGGTAGCTGGAACAGTCAGGCGGTGCTGGGACGCGGCAACGTGGATCGAAGCTACTCGGCTTCCAGCAGCAACCAGAGTAACTCACCGCATGAGGCACCGGGGCTGAGCAACAACATCGGCAATGGGTCAGGTGGCATTGACGACGCAGACGGTGACCCGTGGGTGTCCTACCGTGGCATTGAAAACCCGTGGGGCAACTGCTGGAACTGGCTGGACGGTTGGAACATTCAGGATCGTCAGTCCTACGTCAGCAACGATGAGACGGTGTATGCCGACGACACGTCAGCCGGGTACAGCACCATCGGTGACACCCTGCCTGTTGCTTCTGACAGCGCCATCAAGAACTGGCAGTTCGTTGAGAACGTCCTGCTGGTGCGTGCGGTGGGCGGCGGTGCATCCACCAGTGCCTTCGTGACAGATTATTTCTGGACGAACACCGGCTGGCGCGCTGCGCTTGTCGGCGGCGCT